AACCGAATTAGAAATCCGTGAAACGCGTGAGCGTATTGACGATGCCGTGAACGCTACTCGCCTCGCCCTCAAGGGTGGTGTTGTAGCCGGTGGCGGTTGGTGTCTTGTTCAGGTGTTGCGTAGTATTTACCACAACAACGCAACAAGCGTAAACAACTACAATATGTGGGTGCGTGTGCTTACTGCCCCTTACCGACAAATCCTAACCAACGCAGGGTTTGAACCTGTCATTGAAGACCACTTGAATTACAGATTCCTTGATGCTTTGACATTGGAGTTATCAACAAAAGAAATCCTCGACCCAAAGCAGGTCGTCATCAACAGCCTAAAGGCGGCTGTCTCTATTGTTTCCCTAATAATTAACACCGATACAATGGTTATCGTTGGGGAATAACTACCCTTATATAGAATCAAATAGGAGAGAATAATATGTCGTGGAACACCAATAAAAAGACGAGCGCACCGACCCCTGAAAAATCAGGGTTCGGCAAAGAATACTACCGAAATATGTTTGAGAACAATACGGCTCAATCCGTTCCTGTTCGCTGTGCTTTGGTTGCCAAAGAGAACTGTGCTAAGACCGGACTCGCTATTAGTCTGTCTCGCCAAGTAAACGCAAAAGGAACAATCTATGTCATTGATGTAGACAACTCCGCTAAGGCTACCATTGATGAAGCATACCCGGAAGACAAGGACATCATCGTTCTACCTCTTTTGGATGAGCGAGACGACTCAATTTTCAATGAGGATTCGACCGTTGATTATGCGGCTCTTACTGACAAGATGAATATGTATACGAACATCATTGCCGAGAAAATCAAAGAAGGTGAAAACATTACCGGAATAGTATTTGACGGTGGTTCGACTTATCTCAAGTGGTGTGAACATGCTATGACTGCTGTTCTACTACGCAAAGGAACAATCAAAGAAGAAGGTGATGCTTTCAACCAGAAGGAATGGCGAACCCGAAATCAACTGTTCCGCCAAACCATGACTCGACTTCATGGACTCGCTGTGCCTTCGGTGTTCTTTACTTTTCACCTAAAGGATGTCTCAAATTATGTAGACAATGGTTCGGGTGGCAAAGTGCTAATGAAGATTGGCGACAAACCTGATTGGGATAAAGGCACCATGCGTTTGTTCTCTCAACAAATTTTCCTCGCCCGATACATGAAGAAGGCCGACTCCGCCGTTGGTGTCAAGGCCGACCCCACACTCAAGAACAATGATGATTGGGTTGTCAAGGCGACCCTTGAAGAAATCAAGGGTAAGCACATGCAAATGGTCGGAGAAACACACACTATCCTTTCAGTTATTAAGGGTAAAGTAAAGTGGGATGGACTACCTATGCTTACATGGGGTGATGAATAATGTCGAATAAAGATGACGAACTTACTACTTTGCTTGTGTCGAATATCGAATTGATAGGAACTCGACTTGACCTAATCAACGAGAGGATGGAGAGAATGATAAAGCGTGTAGAATCGCTTGAAATCGACCACCTCCCGTTGAACGATGTCAATTTGTTGAAACAAGCCGTCGAAGAAATCCAACAGGAATACGAAGCACCGGCAACTCGATTCACATTTCATGTGCCGTCTGTCTTCAACAAGAAGGGGGCTAAACAATGAACATCAGTAACAACTCGCTAAAGCACATGCTCATCACGACCAAGCGAAAGCAAACGGTCGCAGGTAAAGCGCAGTCGCAGGTAGAGTCTTGTTTGTTGAAGGTTGATTCGGAAAAAGCCTCTATCACTTCTCTCACTAAGGACTTGACCGGACTCACGCATGTTGAGTGCGCTCACGAAGGGTTGCATTCAACGGACAACGGGGTTTTCCCTATTCCTGACATTGACCGAGTGCTTGGTATATTGACACTTCACGGTGGTAGTGTAAATCTCTCTTACAATGCCGGTAAAAATAAATTGGTGTTCAAGAGTGGTTCTAAACAAACGACCCTCGACGCTTCTCCTGATGCTTTGGCATTCTCACATAGCCAAGAGACAATCAGCGACCACACAAGCCGCAGTAATGACCTCGCAGGGCGTATCAACGCTATGGGTGGAGTCTACACTACTGCCGACGGTAACGAGATAAACTCAATCGCTTGTTATACTGTTAATTCTACTGAAATGTTTGAAGCACTACGATGCGACAACATGAACGGACAGAAGTTTAACCGTTATACTTTTTCGGGTGAAAACAAAGGACTTAGCGTTCTTGTTGGCGACCCATCTATCGGCGGAGAAACCTTGACCGGAATACAGGTTGAAGGTCTTTCACCGGTTGAACCGAAGGCTTGGGAATGGTCTTTCGACGGTGGACTTGATGAATTGTTCAAGCAATTTTCAGGCCCATGCAACATCCACATATTTGACTTCACGGAACACGGACAAGGAATGCGTATGGCTATTGCTTTTGGTAATGGTTGTTGGGCATTTCAGTCCGGTATTCTTGAGTGATGCTAACATGGGAGGGGATTCGGTTGTCGAAAGATGATGAAAAGGTGCTTAACAATCCTCCACAAATGGATTCTGCGGGGAACTCGGTTTTCGCCTCGCGCACATCCTCCCGCCACTTAGCAAACGGTTTACGCAACGGCACTATGATGAAAGCATTGACCCAAGAACAGTCTTACGAATTGGTAGAGGCACTACATGGCCATGTCTCAAGTAGAAGACTGTATTTGAAAGTAGCATGTTTGGCTGTGTTAAAATATGATTCTTCAGGAGAACCTTTGTCTCCGGCGGAGGTAGCGAATCGTTCCCGTAAATATACTCAAAAGAACTGCACTATGTCGCCAAGAACATGCGCGAGCGTCTTGGCTATGTTGAGTCGCTTGGGTCTTATCGGTAGAACTCCACGAAAACCGTTTCATTATTGGTGGGGTGTAGATGGAAATTGATATTCTAAACGGCGACTGCATAGAAATGATGAAGACTCTACCGGATAACTGCGTAGACACCTGCATTACTTCTCCCCCCTATTGGGGTCTTCGTGACTACGGAGGCGGCGGTAAGGTTTGGGGGGGCGACCCTGAATGCGAATGTGATTGGGAGGGTTACGAGCGACCAAGTGAAAATACCCGTAATAATAACAATTCGTTACAACTCAAATCCGCATATTGGGAACCTCAAGAACAAGCGCATTGTAAACACTGTGATGCTTGGTTCGGACAACTCGGACTCGAACCGACCATCCAACAGTATGTTAAAAATATGGTAGAAGTATTCTCTCATGTTCACCGAATCCTCAAACCCGAAGGCACACTATGGTTGAATCTCGGTGATTCTTATTGTGCAGGACAGCGCAAAAACAACAAATCCGACAGTAACGGTGGCGATAAAGGATTGCCGACAACGCAACGAAACCAAGCGTCGGGTAGCCTCAAGAACAAGGATTTGGTCGGCGTTCCTTGGAGGGTAGCATTTGCACTACAAGAAGCCGGTTGGTGGTTGCGACAAGACATCATATGGGCTAAACCCAACTGTATGCCTGAATCAGTAAAAGACCGTTGCACCAAGAACCACGAATATATGTTCTTGTTTGCTAAGTCGGAAAAGTATTACTTCGACAACGAAGCGATAAAAGAAAATACGGTAAAAAAAGCCGACAAAAGAAAGTCGGCGTTTACCTATGCCGACAACGAAGAATGGGCTAAGGACAAAGACGCATCCAGAATCAGTAAGGCTAAGGGTATTGCCGAAGCGAGAACTAAGAATTACGCTAAAAGAAACAAGCGTAGTGTTTGGTGGGTTGGGCCGAAACCGTTCCCCGAAGCACACTTCGCAGTATTCCCTATCGAACTGATTGAACCCTGCATCCTCGCAGGTAGTCCGGTCGGAGGAACGGTGTTTGACCCCTTCGGCGGTTCAGGCACTACTGCCATTGCCGCTATCAAGCATGGTCGCAACGCTATCCTTACAGAATTAAGCGAAAAGTATATCGAGATTGCCGAGAAGCGGATTGCCGACTTCAAAGCACAACAAGGACTTGACAAGAAAAATGTTCAGTGGTTGTAATGTCTACCGGCAACGCCCGTAAATGTCTTCGTAAGTGTAGCGGTTGCGGTAGAACAATGGTAACTAAGTCTACATCACACCGACCTTGGATTAACGGTAAAAGATACCAATGTGGTATTTGGCGTGTGGCCGACAAAGAAAGAAGAATACTTTGATTGGGTTTATAGGGTTCATAGATAACTCTTATATACGCCGCCATTAGTGGTATTATTCATGGTAACTGTAAACCTCGATGGGGCAAAACATAATATCCCCGTAATGCTTGAAGAAATGAACAAAGAAAAATTGATTTATCACACTATGCCGAGTGGCGAACAAGTAGTGATAAATGTTTCATACAATGTCATCCCTGACAAACCAATGTATAGAGACGCTCAATGGTTGAACGAAGAATACACCGTCAAGGCACGAACAATTCAATCAATCGCAAGTCAATTCGGTTTGACCCCTATGAGTATTCACGGATGGCTCAAGAAGTTAGACATCCCTACCAGAAGTCGTGGTCGTCGGAAGGGTCTTTGATGGTAAAGTGTTGGTTCTGTAACGAGACAATGATTTGGGATAACGACTTTGAACCTAACGACATCGGCATGGCCGGTGAAGGTATTGTTTCAATGTTGCACTGTAAATCGGAATCGTGCGACTGCAACGCATATTTCATCAAAACAACCGAATGACTACCTTTATATAACCCCCCACTAATTGTTAATTATGAATGTGGAGGCAGTCGGTCGCAACGATGTTCTTGTTAGATACAGGGATATTCACGGTAAAAGAAAGGAACAGCGAATCAAAGAGTATTTGCCTTATTGTTATCTACGCACAGAAGACGCTTCGTGGTTTTCCGAAGGTGATGTGCAACATGGCTACACCGGTATGTTCGGTGAAGAGTTATCCAAAGTAACCTGCTTCTCGCAATGGGATATACGACAACTCGCAAAGACCGGTGAAACATGGGAGGGCAATGTTCCCTTCACTAATCAGGTATTGACTAAGCGTGTGCGAGACGGTTTGGAACCTTTCGAGGCTTACGACCATAGGGTATGGTATCTCGACGGTGAATGGAAAACAGGAACCGGCGAAATAACTATGCTCTCGGTCTATGATTCTTTTACCACTAATCTTTACTCTTGGGTTGTCATGCCAAACGGTATCGCTAAGGGAAAATACAGTATGTTGAAGGATGAATCAGGTAAAGAACACCACTACGATACACCAATAATAGTCTTTGATACGGAGGCCGAACTACTGAACCACTTCATCGGATTCATGCGAAAACAAGACCCCGACATCATCACCGGTTGGTATGTGAACGGTGCGGATATTAGCCAAATCGTAAAGCGGTGCGGTAAGGTGAATGTGCGCGCTTCTCTCATGTCTCCTATCAACAAGTTAAGGTATGACTTTGGCGATTGGCAACAACCTATCGTTGGTCGAAACATCATTGACTTGATGCTCGCATTCCCTAAATTGTATGAATTGAAGAATGGCAAATTATCCGGCTACAAATTAGACGATGTGGCTTGGGAAGTATTAGGGGAAAAGAAAGTAGAGTTACCCGACGGCCACGACACATACTACTCCGACCCCGTAAAGTATCTCGATTACAACCGACAGGATGTGCGCCTTCTACCTCGGTTAAACAGAACAGTAAATGCTCTTGAGTATTTTATCGCTGTTCAACATATCGCACAGTGCGAAATTCAATCTACTCCACACATTACCAAAGTGTTCACATGCCTCGCTTTGTCCGACCCTAAACTCGACCGACAACTCCCCTCCAAACCAATGTTTGACAAGGTAGATTATGACGGCGGAATTGTCATGGATGGTGAAACCGGATTCTATGAGAACATAGGTATTTTTGATGTAAAAGCAATGTATCATAGCAACGCCGCACTCCACAACATCTCTTGGGATATGCTCGATGGGAAAGGTAAAGACTGCGGCAACGGCACTTTGTTTAATCAGGATAAGAAAGGTTTGCTTGTTCGACAGATGGATAGGATGACTATGCTACGAGACGAATACAAGACATCAATGTGGGATGCTACTACCGATGAAGAAGTTACTCGATACGATGCTCTACAATACGCCACTAAGTCTCTTGTTGCCTCGATGTATGGTGTGGCGGGTGATTCTAAGTATGGTCTTTACCACCCTGAAATAGCGGCGGCTATCACATTTACCTCAAGAGCAACACTGCTGAGATTGAAGGGCATTGCCGAAGAAATGGGCCACGAAGTAGTCTACGGACACACCGATTCGGTCATGTGTCGGGTAGATAGCCCCATCGTCGGTGAAGATTCGGTGAAAGAAATAAACGCTCAAATGTTCCCTATCATAGTGCAGTTCGAGAAGTGGTCTAAGTCATTCCTTCTCATGGGTAAAAACAGATACACCGGACTTGTCTCATGGACTGATGGCGAACACCACGAACCTAAGCGTTATGTTAAGGGAATAGAACTCAAACAATCCCGTATGCCAACAGTGATGAAGAATGCTATGGGTCGGGTCATCGACGGCATCCTAAAAGGAGAAGACGAAGGCGTAGTCTCCGAAGAATTAGTTACTCTCATTGATAGTGTTATCTCAAAACAAATTGACCCTCTACTGCTTTGTATGAAGGGTAAACTAAGTAAGGATTTGGCGAATTACCGTAGTGTCAGTGGTTCGGCGGCGGGGGCGCAATGGGCCAACCGCAACCTCGGTAAGTATTACCGTAAAGATGATTACTTCTTGTGCGCTATAAATCCTGAAGGTAAATACTTGGCGTTTGACGACCCTTCGGAATTGGAGGGTGTAGCGGAAATAGGTTACCGGACAATGGTTGAGCGTTTTATTATCTCTAAAGTAAAACCATACTACGAAGTCGCTAAATGGGATTTAGGGCCGTTGCTTCGCGCTATGGATGGTAAGAGCAAGGTGGAATGGTTATGATATTGTATGAAGGGAATTGTTTACAAGAAATGAAGAAGTTACCCGATAACTCGGTTGATTCAATCGTTACCGACCCACCATACGGATTATCGTTTCTTGGTAAAAAGTGGGATTATGATGTTCCTTCTGTTGAGATTTGGAGAGAGGCTTTGAGAGTCTTGAAACCCGGAGGACACCTTCTCTCATTTGCGGGTTCTCGCACTTATCACCGTATGGCGGTGAACATTGAAGACGCAGGGTTTGAAATTCGCGACCAGATTATGTGGGTGTATGGGTCGGGCTTCCCAAAATCATTATCCGTCAGTAAGGCCATCGACAAGGCCGCAGGTGCGGAACGAGAAATAGTGGGTCGAAACCCTAATTCAAGACCTGAAGCGCAACAATGGGAGGGGTGGGGTTCGGCCCTCAAACCGGCCCATGAGCCTATTGTCGTCGCCCGTAAGCCCCTCATCGGCACTATCGTTGAGAATGTGCTTGAACATGGCACAGGTGGCTTGAACATTGACGGTTGCCGTGTTGCTACGGATGATAAATTGGTAGCGGGTGGAAAACTTGTATCGCATATTGCCGATGAAAGAGAGGGTGCGGCGTTGGGTATGTTTGAACAAGGAACTGAAAACACATTTGAACAGAATGAAAAAGGCCGCTTCCCTGCTAATTTCATTCACGATGGCTCGGATGAAGTCGTGAGTCTGTTTCCTGATACGAAGGGCGCAACAAGTCGCACCGACACTGTTTCAACAGGAATGTTTGCCGGTGGGGATGCCGGAACTGTATATCCCGACTCCGGTTCCGCCGCACGATTCTTTTACTGCGCCAAAGCGAGCAAAGCCGAGCGAAGCGCAGGGCTTGAAAACAACATACACCCAACGGTAAAGCCCGTTGATTTAATGAAATATCTTTGCCGACTTGTTACGCCGCCAAACGGTATCGTGCTTGACCCGTTTATGGGTTCGGGAACAACAGGAATAGCCGCTAAGGTTGAAGGGTTTAATTTTATCGGAATAGAAATGAATGTAGAATATCTTGCCATAGCCGAATCCAGAATCAATCATTGGGTCGAAGAATACGAAATAATCCATAAAACAAAGCATGAATGGATTTAGATACATTTATAACTTAACTATACATGGGATAAGGTGAGAAGGCATGAGCAACGGCATCCGACCAATGAAAAAAATGAGCGCACATCAACTGACAGAAGCATTCGTCGCTATGAATCAACGGCTTGATATGCTTACCCACGCCGTTGCCGGTGATGTTCAACGCTTGAATGTCATTGTGTTTCAATTCCTGAAGGCTATGGGTTTTGCCGAAGAGATAGTATGTCCTCATTGTGAAGTCATAAACATGCGGCCAAACATTGACGGTATCGAAGTAGATGACCGTTGCGCCGAATGCGGTAAGAGTCTAATGCCTTTGCCGGATGAAGTCTTCACCGATGCCGAAATCATGGATGTTCGGGTCGAACAGGAATGATAACCATTAAATGACATCTCAATTCTATTAAAAATTAAGGTTATTTTTATGAATTACATTGTTTCCTCTCAAAAGACAGAAGACTTAGAAGCGGCTATTAAAGAGCATGGTGCTTCTTCGGTATATTGGTTCACCGACAGCACAAACGAAAGATTGGCTCTAAAGTCCGGTCTTGGTCGAAACCATATTCTCTCATCACAAAACCTTCAAAGCGTGAAAAATGCTCTTGAATTGCTCGGTGAAGGATGGGTTGAATACAAGGCTACTCCTAAGCCAAAACCAAAGGCAAAAAAGGCTGAAAAGTCGGAATAACAACCCTTATATACCCCGCCACCAATGTATAATTGATGACGGATAAGGCGACAAGCACATACGACCCAACTAAGGTTACTGATGAATTAGTGCTTCGCGTAAGCAAGTCTTCATTCGGTCAGTATTCTAAATGCCCTCGTCAGTATTGGTGGAACAAAATTGCTCTACCTGATTTGCGCTCACCCCCAAGCGAGGCTATGGTTCGTGGAACTGCTATCCATCAAGTCATGGAGGATGGACTGCGTGAAGTAACCGAGAACAAGGTAGCAACTATCTTAGCCGGTATCAACGACGACCTCCACATACCGTTCAGTAAATACGCCATCGAACAGGGTGTGCAAACAGAAGTAGCGGTTGATGCTCTTAGTGAGATACTACAAGACATTACCCTCAATTGGGGCCACATTGAAGTGCTTGAATTAGAAGACAAGCATGTAATTCCTTACACTGTTGAATGCCTCGTAGAAGGCGAAGACGGCGAGGTTGAAACAGTCCTATACCCCGTTGAATTGGTCGGTATGATTGACGGTGTTTTCCGTATGCCTAATGGTAACATCGTTGTCGTTGAATTGAAGACCGGTAATGCGAACATGAGCAAATTGTCTCGGACAAGAGGCGAGTTAGCATTCTACCGAAAGATGTTGATGTTGGCGGGTTATGACGAACCAACACACTTCTTGACTATCATGCCTGATGCCGATGACCCCGACTTGATTCTAAAATTAGAGGGTAAAAGAAACACTGATTTGTTTTTCGGTCTTACTCAAGGTATCGGAGTATTGGAGAAGATTAACAGTAGAAGTATTACCGCTATGGAAAAGCGTTTGTCTAATGCCGTTCACGGTATTATGACCCAACAGTGGCCTATCAAGTGGAACGAATACTTTTGCACCCAATGGTGTGATTTTCATTTGTCGTGCAACGAAGAATTGCTCGGTGTGGGAACTTTGATAAACCAAGAACTGTGAGGGATAGATATGCAAGTGTGTGCCAAGTGTGATAGCGGAATAGTGAGAACCGAAATGATGTTCCGTGTAACAGGTCAAGAAGGTAACGCCCCAGAAAAGATAGAAGTTAGCAAATGTGAAGGATGCGGGTTTCAATGGTCGAAAGTAATGGACTCTTAAACATGCCAAGAGAAATCGGACTCAAGCGTTCCGCTTGTTCCGATAAAAGCCGATTCAAACAATACATCAAGTCTCTTAACGGTAAAAGTAACCTCTACACATCATTGTATTCTTTCCGAGACAAAGACCCTAATGCTTCATGGAAATTCGATGCAAACAGCGCAGTAATTGATAGAGCATGGTGGGATTTTGATGCCGGAGAACGGGGAGACATTGAACAGGTCAAGCAGGATGTTGCCACCCTCGTTAGCCGATTGGATGGTGATGTTCGATTGGTCGCAACGGGTAGAGGGTTTCACATTCACCAACTGTTCAAGCGGTCTGTCATGGGATTCGATTTTCACAACCACCTCTCTCGATACCAACAAATGATGGCGCGTGATTTGAAGACTCTTGACGGTTATGCTTTTCCCGCAAAACTAACTCGTATACCTAACACATACAATGCGACCCGTCGCCGTTGGGCTGTCTCGATACCGACGACTTGTTTCATGGCCGACCCTATGGGGTTCGATATTCCTAAGTCTCCGGTTCGTGCTTATCTCCGCCACTGTCCTTTCTTGGGAGAAGGTAGACAATCCGACTTCGACTTTCCGGTATGGGTTGCACAAAACCCAAGACAAGAAGTAGAAATGTCTCAATTCGACGGCGAGATAGGTAGTGCAGGTGAAATACCTATCATGCCATGTCTCGATAGTGCAGTTAGGGCCGATAACCCAACACACCCAGTTCGGGTAGCCCTCGTTCAACACATGGCTCAGGAACTCCGTTGGTTCTCCGACCCTAAATCCCTATCTCAAGAGGAACGGGGAGAAATAGAAGATGTGATATTTGACTACATCAAATCGTTGGGTTGGAGAGACTTTAACCCGCACCGAACCCGACAAGGTATTAGGACTAATTTAGATTATGACAATGCACCTTCTTGTCGTTGGTTTCATCTTAGAGGCATGTGTAAAGGTATATGTTGGCGGTATGACGGAACAATAGGTTCTTAAAACAAAGTCGGGTGTTTCAATACATGAGCGACCCATTACTCATTGACCGTCGGGAAAACGAAAAGTTAATTCACAAGTTATTGGCTAAGATGGGCGACCACGACCAAGACCCAAAAGGAACTGCCAAAGTATTACATCTAAATTCAGGAGACTACATTCTCGGTGATTGGGGAGTAGAGGCAAAAGAAATTAACGACCTCTACAATAGCATATTAGGAATTGGGCGCACCCGAACAATCGTCGCTCAACTCCACGACCTATGCGAGACATTTGACAAACCGTTCCTTGTCGTTTACAATCGCGAATTGAAACCTTGGTTTCACGGTAGAAGACCAACTTCAAGAGAATTAAGCGAAGAGAGGGTCAAGATGGCTACGGTGATTAAATCATTCAAAATGACGATGCACCAACGATTCCCCAAATTACACTTTCTTCAATTGAATACTATGGATGACTTCGTAGATTGGTTATACACCAACCACCGACAAAATGTAATTGCGAAAGTGAAACCGCCTATTGAACATCAGGCCAAGCCGGTAATTCGACACCATGACGCTCGAATCAAGACTTTGATGAACTGTGGTGTAACTGCCGAACAAGCGGAAAAGTTACTGTTAAAGTATTCGTCAATACCTATTCTACTACGCAAGAACACCAAACAAAAGGACATGATGAAGTGCGCTCGAATTACCCGCAAACAAGCAAAACGAATCCTTGCGTTGAGAGATACTTTCAGTAAGGATTGAACCCTTGTGAACTTGTAGACATTCCCTTCATGCTGTATCTTTGAAAGTTAATTCTTGTGTTATGCAACACCAAAGATGAATAGGATGCGTTGTCATCTCCCGACCCTGATGTTCTTGTTAAGGTAATAGTAATGTTGTTGCCTCCTGTTTCAGCACCGTTGAGGTTGCCGGACAACAAAGCCATAGACTGTTTTTCTTCGTCTCCACCAAAGGTTACTGTTCGGCTTATACTATTTCCTGTCTCTTCGCACTTTGCCGAAACTGTCAAAATTGCTCTCGACTCCACATTACCACCAAGACTGTAAGAACAATCAATCGTTATTATTTCATCGGACACATCATCGGGAACTCGAACACTGATTGAGTGCGATTGGGTGGGCCGGTTGCTCGATTCGGGGTCTACTATTCCTGAAAACACCATACCTTCACCCGACATGGTAG